AAGATTTCGCATTGTTTCTGACCGTATCGAGAAAACGTCCCTCATCGGATCCATTGATGACATAAAAATCTACTCCCAATTCATTGCAGAGTGCCTTTGCTACTGTAGTCTTTCCAATACCGGGAGGACCAGCAAGAAGCATGTTAGGAATCTCTCCTTTATCTAGGAAAGATTGGAAGGTTTTTTTAGTATTGTCAGGAAGTATGCACTCTTCAATTGTTTTTGGTCGATACTTTTCGACCCAAATAAAATCACTCATAATCAAATCCAATCAGGTTTACGTTCAGGTTTGCGAAGATAATTATCCTTCACCCATGGTTTAGATGCAATATACCGTTTGTAGGCAGTGAAAGTATCTATTGTATCATCAAATTTCCATTCGTCAGGCATGGCACGGGAGAAATCTTTTGCCTGTGTATGGCAAGTAATTGCCAAGTCTGTCTTACGATGGAAAAGTTTTTTAGCTTCAAATAAAGTATGAGCACAAGTATGAATTTTACCATATCGATGATGATATTCACTTGATAATGCACAACCATGTTGAATCAACCATGCCGTATTATAAAGATTTTCTGCAACCCATTTAGTTGATGGGTGATTACGAAAAGCACCTTTTTTTGTGGCGTATGGAGTTCCATCTGCTTTCGGAATAGTGCCCCAATCATAATACCATTTTGAAAAAATGATAGAGAGCATTTGACAAGATTCCAAAGGCATTTTGACAATATGTTTGTCAGGTAATACCATTGCAGAATTTTTTGGGCACTGCTCTGTGGCAAAAATATTCATTCTAAAGGTCGATTAAAGATTTCAGATACTATATCTGTGGCACCCATTGCCTCATACATGTAGGTAGAACCAGATCTAGGATTTGTATGCTCTCCACATGTAAAAACATCACACACTGCCATACCATTTTCAGGCCATGTATGAATACTAATATGACTCTCAGCAAGAAGTGCTATGGCAGTCACCCCACAAGGACTGAACTTGTGGGAAGAAATGTCTAATAAGGTACTCTCAGATAATTGGGCGGCATTTGCAAGAACATTACGAATGTGTGCCTCATCATCCAAAAGTCCAAACGGACATCCTTTCAATGTAAAAAGAATGTGTCTCATCCAAATGTAGAATCAGGTTCCAGAGCAATATAATACTTCAAATCATGAGTAGAGTTTGTAAATTGTGACAACAATTTAGACGACACAATAACATCATAGGCACCAGGAATAATCTTGATATTTTCCACCTTAAAGTTGAACGAAAATTTAGATTCCGTTTCACCAACTACAATGGCAAATTCATTAGAAGTATCATTCTTCTTGTCACGAACAACAAGTTTGATTACTCCTGCCTCACCAACGGCACAAAGATCGGGAAGTTGATACACTGCGGCTGCCTTCAGCAACTTTTCAAGTGTGATACTATCGAGTTGAAAACAAACATCCCGTGACGGAAGTTGAATTGCCTTTTCAGGGGGAGAAATAATTACATTAGGATCCGCATAAAAATATTTTACACGACGCTTACCCTCACGAATAGTGACATAAGAATCTGGAGAGAAATCCATCTCAGGATCCTGATGAAGACTTAGACCATTCAAAAACTGATTAAGATCATAGATGGCAAAGTCACGAGGAAAATCTTCTTTAATTTCTGCCTCAGCAAGAATATTCTTGGCAACAGAAATAGTGCGAAGTTGATTACCCTGCTTTACAAGAATCGATTGATTGATAGAAGAAAAGTTCTTGAGGATATTCAAAGTTTTTTCAGACAGTTTCATTGTTTTTTGACGAAGTTTCATTGGGGGTAGGTTTCACGTTTTGCATTCTTGTCATTAAAATGCATCAGAAGCACAGCATAGTGCAAGATCTTCATGATATCACGTCGGGCAGTTCCCTTCTTGTCATATCGAGAGGCATACTTAAGTATGTTACTACGGCAGAAGGATTCACCATCACCACATGCTTCAATCAGATCAAGTGTTTGAATTTTATCATCACCAGCAGAGTAATGAGCATTGTATGTGCCAGAAATATAATCCTGCAGTTCCTTGAGGATCTCATCCTCACTGTATTTCCAACGATTAGGATCTTGATTCATAGTTAAAGTAAATTCGTATTTGTTTTCAATGGCACTCCAAAAATCTTCCCAGTCTTTATCATCTGCTGGGGTAATCATAAGTTCTTCCATTTCATCATAAAGTAGACTCCACGCATTAACCATTATATCAGGCAACCTCCTGCTCGTCAACGGGCAGTTGAAAGTCTGCATCTACTTTATCATAGAGTTCCATGAAAGATTGTTTGGTTTCATCATCAAAACGATTGATGCAACTTTGAATTGCCTTTGCCTTATCACCAAAGATACTGTAAGCACGGATAATATGAGTCAGACGACGAGTGCTGATAATTTCATCAATACCTCCGTCATAGAAAGTCTTACGAATGATGTCTGCCCAATCAACTAGACGAGAAATAAAGTTATCATCATCAATACCAAGACCATTAGAAATCTTGGAAAGAATCTTTGCTTCACTTGCAGGAGCAGGATAAGATTGCTCAAAGGTTACGGGAAAACGCTCAAGGAAGGCTTCGTTGAGCACGTTAGTTCCAATGAATCGTCCATCATCTGAACCTTTACCTTTAGTGTTTGCGGTTGCGACGACATTGAAACCTGCACTGGGACGAATAAACTTTCCAATTTTTTTAAGGAAGACTCCATTTCCTTCAAGGATACTTTGAAGACAGAGAATTTTATTAGAGGCAAGGTCGATCTCGTCAAGAAGCAAGATAGCTCCTCTCTGGAGTGCTTCAATGACTGGTCCATTGTGCCAAACGGTTGCACCATCAACGAGGCGGAAACCGCCAATAAGATCATCTTCATCAGTTTCAATAGTGATATTTACACGGATAAGTTCTCTACCCAATTGAGCACACGCTTGCTCAACCGAGAACGTTTTGCCGTTGCCAGAGAGACCCGTAATGAACGTCGGATAGAATAAACGGGACTGAATAATTTTTTTAAGATCACCAAAATTACCAAACTTGACGAAGGTATCATCTTTTTGTGGGATAAGATTTTGCTCGATAGAGGGAAGAGCAGCAGGTGCCTGATAATTTTTTTCGATCTGTTCTACTTTTTCTTGAGTGACTTCAAGATTCCATTTACCACGACCAATCTTATATTGATCAAGTTTTTTAGTAACGGTTTGATAATTGCCATTGTTCATGGCACACCAAGCACGAATATCACCACTTGTAATTGAATCTCCGTAAAGTCCTTGAAGGGAGGTACGGACGTAATCAGAAGACAGAGACATGATGTAGGGTGTTTGTTTCAACTGAAGTTATTATAGGGCAAATTTGAGTTAATTGTGTGTCAGGTGGACAGTTCAAAGATTGTCCAGTGCTTCCTCAATTTCACCAATCAACCTTTTCTTACTATGCCTTCTGTCAAGTTCAATTCCCAATTCTCTACCATATTCTTCAAGTTCTGCCTTACTCATATTATCAAGTGAAACATCACTTTCATAAGAAATAGTTTCAACAACCTCTTCCTCCACTAGTTCATCATACTTAGTTTCATCCAAACCAAGATCTGGTCTTTCTTTTTCAATTGCTGGTGCAGGAGTAGGAGCAGGTGCTGGTTTTTGTCCACCTAATAAATCTCCAAATCTAGACATTTTTTTTACCTATTACTATAAAAATATTTATCATGCAATGAGTTCTACAAACTCTCCTAGAATCTTCTTGTTCATTTTTTTAGACTTCAAACTTTTTGCAAATGCATTCTTGATTTGTGATTTTGTGGCAGAATCATCAACAGAGAACTCAGAGTTATTAGAAATTGCTGTGGCAGAAATACCGAAGTATTTGTGATAACCAGTATCAGTCAAAGAAATTGATTTTTCTTTTTTCCAAGTTTTGATGAGTTCTTCTTTCTCAGAAAAATTCTTAGAGTATCCGATAAAAGATCCAATTTCCCTGGGAGGAAGAATACGAATGCCAATAAAGTTCACATCAGTCAATCGATCACGAAGATTGTTAAGTAAAACAGTTGTAAAGTTGGCATAGTGATCATATGTACTATCCAACTTATAAGTATTACCTATCTTACGATCACGAAGAAAAGAATTCTCAGACGGCCACATTTCACAGATTCTACTATCCTCTTCCCAAGGACGTTGAACTTCCTTATAAACTTTTAGAGGTGCTCCCTCACCATCAGTCAAAATGACACACTGAACTTTCTGAAGTTTATTTTCTTTTTTAAACTTAGGCAAAATTTCATGCAAACATATGAGACTTTCATTCAGAGGAGTTCCAGACAAACCCATACCAAGTGGAATTGGATAGTCTATGTAAGTTCTGAAAGAATAAACAATACGGAAAATAGTTTCCATTTGTTTTTCAAGTTCTCTAGAATTTGTCTTACTGGTAAGAATATTCATCAGAGAAAACATTCTACCCATAGAAAATACGCCAAGACGATATTCTGAAGATGACTTTGAATCATCAATATATTTCTGATTTGGATACTCATTTGTAAAAGCATAGACATCAAAAGGAATGTTTACTTTTTTACAAAACCAAACAAGATTAAAAAGTTGCTTGACAGTATCAAGCATGATATCAGCCATAGATCCAGACCAGTCCAAAATAAAGACGAGTCCGTGATTTTTGCCGTCAGGAATTACCGAGACTTTTTTAAACAAGTCTTCATTGTATCGATAAGTATGTAGTTTGCCCGTATCAAGAACTCCAGTCCTACTAGTAGTAGCACGAGAGTAAGAGTCTGCAGATTTACGGCACTCGAACTCTTTGACGAGGTAGTTGACCTCTTTCTGCGCGGATCGTTTGAATTCATTGTACTTTACATCTATCCATTCAAAAATTGTAGAATCTACTTCACTCCAGGTATCATCACAATTCTTGTGAATCTCCTCATTAGGAATAATAATATTATCAATATTTACTTTGGGAATTTCATAATATGCAGTCTCCCGACCAACTTCATCAAGCAATTCTTTCAAAGATTCCTCAAAATTATCCATGGTCTTAGTTTCAGGTTCTTCATCACCTTCAACTTCATTACTACCATCACTATAAGAATTATTTACTTCAGACTTTTCGGAACTATCTTTCTCTGATTGATCCTCTGGATCAGAGTGTCCCATCTGCTGTTCAGATTGTTTGTCAGAGGTATCTTCACTCTCACCTTCTTGCTCATTCTGATTTTGAGGAATATTTACTTTTGGTTGCTCCTGCTGTTCTTTTTTACAAAACTTATAGAGAACCTCAGCAGATAAAAGAACATCTTCAAAGGTTTCACATTCACCAATCATACGAACAATAGGCATCTCATCATATTCCCGAAAAGAAATATCACAAAAACTACCAATTTTGAAATAAAGATTTACACGATCCGCAAGATTCATCTTAGAAACGTCTTCATTTTCAAGGCAGAAAAAATCCTCATCGGCAAGTTCGTTATACCCACGATAAAAAGTCTTGCTGATACCGGCATAACGACGCTTCATTAGTTTTTCAATACGAACGTCTTCGACAATATTGACAAACTGTGGTGGAATCTTACGGTCCTTAGTCCAATTCTCATCAGGGGTATAAAGGGCATGTCCGACTTCATGGCCGACAAGCATGTCATACACCTCATTGCTTGCTTTCTCCCACATTGGAAGCGTCAATACTCGTGTATGAACGTTGAAGCAGGCAGTCTCCACTTTCTTGTGCTCCACCATCAAGTCTTCGGTAGCAAGAAGTTTAGCAAGTTGTGACTTGATTTCGTGAGAGACTGCCATCGGTTCGTTTCAGATGAATCCAATATACGACGAAACCTCCCGTTTAGGGGAGGTCATGTGACGGTTTTTCAACTGTCTGAGAGATTCTTTTCTGGATCGTAGACGACCCTTACAAGTCCCTCTACCTTTTTTATCTTTACCAGAATTGTGTTGCCAATTTGGTGTCTTCATTTTATTAAACCATTGTCCTTCATATAGTGTAGCACATCCTTCAACCCACCAATGTGTTTGAATCCCACATTCACTTGTGGATATTCTGCTTCTTCACCAAATTCAGAAACAAAACCTCTCTGTGAAAAATGTTGATTTAATTTATATACAGATATTTGAAAGTTAAGTTTTTCTAACAACGTCTTAGCACGTTCACATTCTTGATTTCCGTTAGAATAGATTACTGCTTCCATTACTTTTCCTCCTCGTATGCATATGTAATTGATACCTTTCTTTTTAAAACTCCTTTATGATCAAGTAAAGTAGAATATTGAATTTTACCATCCAATATCTTACAGACATTATCTAGTTGAGTTTTAACAGCAAATTTTCTAAAATCCTCGTCAATCACGTTGTCTCCAGTCATCAGGTTTATGATGTATAAAATTATTTAGATCATTCTACTAAACCCTTTTATTTTATCAAACTTTACAACATTTGCAAATTTATCT